GCGACAACTCGGCAAGCAGACGCATGACGTGCGCCGCGAGCGTGCCGGCCGTGCCGGTGTACGCGCCGCTGAACCGGCGAGCGTCGAACTCGCACTGCTGCAGGTAGGCGTCGGAGAGGGGTTCAGGCACGACGGCACTCCTGGTGGCAGGCCGCATACCCCGCGATGTCAATGGCGGCATCGTCGGTCGCCGCTGTCCCCATCTGGCGGGCGATCTTGTCGAGCACCATGACGAGAGCCCAATCGGCCGCCGTGAACGTCGTGCCGAAAGCGGCGTTGACGAGCGACGCCGTCCGCTGAAAGTGCTCGCGCGGTGGCCCGTACTTGTCGTGCCGGTCTCGGATCGTGGCGATAGCGTCTCGCAGCGTCTGCTCTGCCGGCGAGACGGACTGAAAGGCAGGCTCCCACTCCGCGTACGTCTCGCTCAGCACTCCGTCGCCACGCTGCCGCTGCCCCTCGCAGCACGACACCCGCGACAGCACCTCGGCGGCACACTCCATCGCGGGCTGGCAACCGGCGAGGATCGGCGGCCTGTACCCCACCATCTTCGGATCATCTACTGGCGTCGCGTCCAGCCTGGTGCGCACCGCATTGCGGAGTGTCTCGTTAGCCGCTTCAAGTGTCGTGCTCATGGTGTCCCCTTCTGGAAAATGGAAAGCCGCAGTGTGTGGCGTGCGTCAAGCATCGTCGTTGTCGTCGCGGGGGGAGTCGTGAAACGACGCTCGCAGCTCCGAGTGGTCCGTATTCCATCTCAGCAGCATCCACCAGCCGCCAAGCGGACGAGCACTCATGCCCTTTTCGACGGCCCAGCCGTCGGTCAAGCACTCTTGCTTGTACGCCGCTGAGCGGACGAGGTGCATGGGCCTGATGCGAGCAATGCCCGTCGGAGACAGACGCTGCCGGCTTGCTTCGATTAGCGTCCTTTGGTGGACGTGCCCGGCGTGGATGCAGTCTGCGTCTACGTCCACGAGGTAACGGCTGTAGTCGATGACGCCTCGAGTAACCGGGCCGCCGCCGCCGTATCCGTGGTGATACCAAAGACGGTACAGAGCCGTGTTTCTCTTGCCCGTTGTTGCACGGAACAGCACCCACCCGGCGTAACCGGCGTGACGCACCTTGCTGCCACGCACCCGCAGCTGCTCTACGAGCCGCGTAGTTAGGCACGTCTCCATGCGTTTTCGCACGCTCGTCTCATGGTTGCCGGGCGTGATGAGCGCCATCTGCTCGCGATACGGTTCTAGCCACTCGGCACACTGTGTCACTATGTCATCGTAGTAGTTGCCCTTTTGGAACTCTGGCCGCACGTCCCACTTGCCATTGCTTCGAGGATCGTACTTGCCACCCATGGCGTCGAAGTGGTCGCCAATGGAAAGCACCGCGGCGTTCAGTTCCTTGGCCTTGCGGAGATCAGCGGAGAGTTTGTCTCGGTCGCACTTCACGCTGTCCCAGTGCCAATCGCTGGACAGCAACACCCACAGGCGAGTCTGGAAGTCGATGCGAGTGACGCCGCCGTCAAGCGACGTGACGAGCCACGGGTCGCTAGCGTTCTTGCGACGAAACGTGGTTGCGGATCTACCCATCGCTCACCTCCCTATAGCCAAGCGCCCACAGAACCCTGGCGATGTCCCGGCCCTGCTGCGTGACGTGCTCCTCCGAGATCGTCGGGTTCATCGCGTGCAGAAGCTCGTGCACCAAGACCTCGAGCCGCTTACGCCCGCGTAGCCGCGAGTCGATGATGATCCTGGGCGACGCAGAGTTCTGGCTGTACGTGTACCCGTATGCCTGACCTTTGAGCGTCGTGAAGCGCAACAGCCACTCGGTGCCATCTAGCGTGAAGTGGTGGTCGCTCGACACGGTCACCTCGCCGCCATGTACAAGCCGACGTTCGCGAACGCATAGCCCAGGTACGCGATTGCCAACCCGGACTTCCCGTGCCACGCGAGGTCCGCGGCCACGACCGCGTAGATGCCGCCCGTGAGGATGATGAGCCAACCGGCCATGGCGTTCCTTTCGCACGCCACGGTAGCGGGGGCGTCAACCAATGCCGAGTTTCCGCCCAAGAGCGTTCAACGCTTCCTGCCGCTTTTTGCAACCGCAGTCCTTGACGCCCACCTTGCTGGCCACGGCTTGCACCCGCTCCTTGGTGACGCCGATGGCGTCGAGGCCAGCGGCCACCATGTCGCCCAGGCCGGGCTTCTTATGTGGGTACGCTGGGTGTGTCTCGTCTACCGTGATGACCGCACCGCGCTCGCTGACAATGCACGGTCGCACCTGCTCGAGCGTGTAGCCACGCTCGCGGCATCGGGCCTCAAGGTGTCGCAGGTGACAGCGAATCATGGGAGGGGATTCAAGTCGCGAATAGCTACGGTGTCCATATTGATTCCTTGCCAGCAGTCTTTGTTGCAGTAGTCGCTGTCAATGTTGAAGACTGGATGCGGGTCTGTTAGCGGTTTCCATTGGCACCCGCCATCAGGACCATACCAATCAGACACGCTTGAGGTCAGTTCGTCGCCTAATGATTCGGGGCAGCCTGTTTCATCAAGAACGATTGAGAACGAGCGTTTTGTAAGCCTTCCGCGATTGCTGCCCGCTCCTGCGCAGTATTGCAATTGGCACACTTCCAGCGTGTATTCGCCAGCGGCATTACACAGAAGCCGCATGCACGGCGCCAGTTCTACAGACACCCACCAGATCGGAGGCGGGTCGCGCACGTCTGGGTTGTCTGTAAACTCGCATATGATGAAATCGACCGGCTCAAAGCCTTCGTAGCATCCACCGTTCCCACAAACACATATGTCACCATCCGGCACGATATCAAAATCGAAGCATGTTTGGCACGGCGTAAGGGTCTGCAAATAGCATGAATCGCTGGCGTTATAAGCGGTCGCCTCGCCTTCAGTTGGCTCTGGTGGCGTGTCGCCCAGCTCCCATTTGCCGCGCTGATTGAACGTGTAATCCACTGCTTTCTCACAAGCGCACGGAGTGCACCCGCAGCAGCACTCCTGCTCCGTCCCTACCTTTCCGTCACGCAGGACGGGCTTGCCGTCTTGAAACGTGATGAGCGTCATGTGGCGGTAGAGCAGGTGGTGATGTCGTACCAGCGGATACTGACGCAGTCCGTGCTGTCGGTCGCCGTCGCGCCGCTGTTGTGCCCGAGCAGCTGAATCTTGGTGCGGTCATATCCCGGCAGTTTCGCAAAGTCGTACCCGGCCACTTCGGTCGTGCACGTGTTTGTGCACTCGCTGTCAAACGCAATCGCGTACCATCCGAAGCCGTTGTGTCCGAGTGCCACCCATCGATTGGTGCAGGAGGTGCCAGTGGCAATCTCGAGGAACTGATTGTGCGCCACCAGCGTGATTGCGGTGGTGAGGCTGCCTGGCTCGCCGTTGTAGACAGTCACCACGGCAGATGCCGAAGTGGGCCAGCTGCTACCGGCGTGCTTGGCGAGAAGCAGTCGCACGCCGCGTGACACTGCGCCCAATTGTGGGGCAGCCAAGTCCTGCCGCGGCTCATCGCGCTCCACTAGGCGAACGCTGCGAGCGATCCGCTTGGCGTCGTTCAGATTGAAGCCGTACGTGCTGGCCACGACTTACTCCGCGAACACGGCGTAGCGAATCCTGGTTGCCGTGCCGTACGCCTTGGCACCCAGCGTAATTGTGGGCACCAGCCGCAACGCTGCGGCGTCGCCACGCTTGAGCTGGCAGAACTCCTGCAGGTTCGTGCCGTCGTAGTGGCCAAGCGAGACGTATGCCGTTCCACTGGTGGCCGTCGAGAGATTGCGGAAACCGCTGTACCCGGCGGCCGACACGCTGCCTAGCGACAGCGTCTGCACGTTCGTACCGACAGACACGACGCCGCCGGCAGCGCCCTGCGTGGCCTGGTCAACGCGAATGCCACTGGCGGCGAACGTCTCGTTGTGATTGCCGTTTGACACAGCGACGGACACGGACACAGTAATCTCATTGGCCATCGGTCACTCCTTAGATTCCAGCAATTGCAAACAACGCAGAAAGATCGCTCTCCGCATACGGCAATATTGTGATTTTGTCTGGCAACTGCCCGACCGGCTTGGCAGAGCCATCCGGGTTCAATGCCACTGGCCTTGAAACCGGGTTGCCGCTCTTGTCGAGGATCGCTTTGCGCTCTCCGTTGACGATCTCGTTGTAGCCAACGTCGTAGTACCGGATAGCCCACGTGTCCGACTTATACGTCATCTCTACACTGACGCTCCACACTTGATTCTTTTCGTCAAAGTCCGCACTCACGCCAGTGACTCTTAGTGTGCGTCGCCGTGCGCCGAGAAACTCCTGGCTGTTGATGTTGTTCATGTATGGCCAGAGCGCAGCAAAATCAGGCGACAATACGCGAGAGTTTGTGTACGTGCCGCGAATCAACGCCACTTCTTCAGTCAGCCCCTCGACGGGATCTTGCGCCGAGTTCACTGGAATCTTCGGGTCGTTGCCGTCCTCGTCAAAACTCTCGCTTGCTGGCTGCGTTGTCTGCACCGCCTGAAACGACCACTTCTTGAAAAACTCTGGTTGCTCTGGGTTGGGCGGATCTTGCTCCACCGGCTTGGCGTCGTACTTGACCGACACCACAACAGAGCGGTCGTTATCTTTGAAATACTGGAAGTCACGCGACGTAACGTTTAGTTCAATACCGCCGACGTTCTCCGAATCTCCAATCTGCGGAATCGTGCGGTTGAAAAAATTGGGCCAGGTGTTGGTGTCGTTCTTGATGTCGCCAAAGGACGGGTCTTTGGCGTCGCACACCACAAGCAGATCGACGCTGCCGCCGTACTGAATCGTGTTCTTGTCTGAGCGAGTTTCGGTGAACCGAAATGACCGCAGCTGTCGAACGTCTACGATTGCCATCACGCCACCGCGATTTCTACTTGGCCAAAGCCAGAGTCGCCCATCGTGGCGACCAGTTCGTCAATGCCGTCAGCAGTTCGCTCGGTGTTGTCGGCCGTCCGCTTCGCGTCGTTGCCGCCCTCGAGCCGCGGGTCGGCGCCGCGTGCGATGCTCGCCCGCAGCGACTCACCCTCCGAACTGCCGACCACAACGGCACGCAGCGATTGCGTCGATGCACCGATGGCGGCGGCCACCCCCTGGCCGGCGGCGGCACCGGCATTCGCACCGGCACGGGCAGCGGCGCTGTCCTGTGCTGCTTGCTGCGCCTTGGCAAACTCGCGATCGAAGGCCCCGAACGGATTGCCGATGTTTTCCAGGGCATTAGCGAAGCCGTCGGCAGCAGCCTCGCCGTACATGTCGCCCATCTCGGCGGCGCCCTGGGCCATCTGCGTCACGCCCCTGGCGCCGCCAGCAAGAGTATCGGCAAGATCACTCAACCCCAACGCATCTGCCAGGTTGGCTTGCAGTTTCATCACCTTGGCGAATCCGCCGAGGATGACGGAAAACACTTCGCTGAACATCTGGCCAATCTGCGAGCCGGCCGCCCGGAAAACCTGGAAGATGCCGGTCAGCAGCGTCATGGCACCAACAACCATGCGGATACGGACGACAAGCCCATCGGCCAACATCTTGGCCATAGACCAGCCCTTGGCGTTCTCCGCGAAGAACGCGACGATGAGGTTAGAGACGGCCGTGATGGCGGGGGCCAGTTCCGCCAGGTACTGATTGATGAATCCTTGGATGGGCATGCCGAGTCGCTTGAGCGCGTCTTCCATTGACGCAATAGCGGCTGCTTGCCTGTCGCTAAGGGTCACGCCGAGAGCCTCTTGCAGACGCTTTACCTCGGCAGTGGCCTGCCCGGCACCACGTATAAAGTTGAGCATGCTCTGGCCGCTGCGGCCAAAGATGTCTACGGCGGCAGCAGCCTGCATGGCCGGCGGCAACGCTGCGATACGCTGGCTAATCAGAGCGAACTGGTCCGCCGTGCTCATGCCGGCCAAATCCTGCATCGTCAGCCCCAACTGGCCAAACGCCTTGACGGCAGTTGGAGTGCCTTGCGCTAGTTCGCCGACCATTCGCGTGGTACGCCGCAACGCAGTTGTGAGTTGCTGCTGACTGGCGCCAGACTCATCTGCCACCTGCGTCATCAATTGCAGGTCGGCAACTGTAGTGCCCAGTTCTTGTGAAAGGTCATCCAGTTGAGCAGCCGAAGCCGTGGCGGCGGCGAACGCCGCAAACGGGGCTGCGATCGCCGCGACGATGCCAAGCGGCAGCAGCAGGCTCTTCATCGCCACGGACAACGCAGAAACGCCGACGGCCGCAAGCGAACTGGCCCTGCCAAGACCGAGGGCATTGCGGGCCGCGTCGCTGAACAATCCGCCGAGCCCGCCCGTCTGCTTGCGTGCGTCAGTCGCAAAACCACGCAGCTGGCCGCTTGCCCGGCTCAGCCCGGCAGTGAGCCCGCCGGTGCTGGCTGTGATAGAGACGTTGACGCGACCAAAGTTGTTTGCCATCTCGCGTCACCGTGGAAGTGGAATCGACTGAAGAACCTGCCACATCTGCTCTTGCGTTTGCTGTCGCTTTTCCACGGGCATGTAGTCGTGCGGCTTAGCCCTCGGTCCCTTGAAGTGTGCGTTACGGAACTGTGCGTGACTCTGTGCCCACCGCAGGTATTCGTCACCCCACGGCTCCAGGTGGTAGTACGCCAGCCAGCCGTAAAGTTGATCGACCGGCATCTCGTCTGCCAGCCGTTCCACGTCCCATATGCCCAACTTCAAGGCGAGCCGGTAGAGGAACGTCATCACCGGTCGCCGTTCTAGTTTTTTGCCGCCTCCTCGATAGCGTTGGTGCCGAGGCCGTTGAGCCGAAAGCCCGCGTCCACAATCCGCTGGACAGCCTCGCTCTCCAGTTCGCCGATCCACTCGGCGTCGCCCTCGTCGAACAGTCGCGTACCGTCTTCCTTGACGCACAGCAGCACGACCACCTGGGCGCGAACGTTGCGAAGATTCACCTTGCCCGGCACGCCGCCGGTCACGATCTCCTCAAACCGATCGCGGTCGCGAGCCGAAAACTTGGCCACGTACAGCGTGCCGCCAAGCTCGGGAACCTCGACGGCCTCACGCGGGCGAACGCCACGCCGGGCCTTGATCTCATCACGGGTTAGTGCCACAGGCCGCGTCTCCTGTCATCATTAGCCGATGCTGCCAGACAGCTTAATCGTGACCGTGCCGGTCATCATGTCATCCTTCGGGGCACCGGCCTCGAACTGTGACAGGAAGCCGTAGGCCGACCACAAAGCCGTGTTGGTGCCGCCGTTGGCAAACCGCACTGCAACAACTTGCGCGGTGGAAACATTAGTCATCGCGGAAATTGGGCTGATCGACGGGTCGAAGTGAATCTCTACCGAGATTTCACCCGGATCGTAATTCTCGCTGGCAAGGAACTCTTTGCCGCCAGGGGTCAGCATGTGCGACGCATCAACCACCTCACGCGAGATGCCGCCCCAGTTGATGCCGTTCACCTTGTAAGTAGACGAGTTACTGGTGTTCGTGAGAATGCCACCAAAAGAAATCGTCGTTCCCTGGCCGATGTCGTTCGCCATTGCTATCACGCCTCCATGCGTGGTTACTCGGTGTACGTGATCTCTACCGTGAGATCAGTACGGTAAATGGGCAGCTGCTCGCCGTTGTTGGGCGGCTCCTGCGTGTCCTGGTCATTCGTGACACGCACCAGCCGCACATCGGCGTTGCTCTTGTATTGTAAGGCCAGCCTGACTTGTTTCGTCAGGTTTCGCACAGCCAATAGCGTGTCTCCGACGCACGACAGCGTGTACGTCGCACGCATCAGCCCGGTGTGCCCTGTCATGTGTGTACCGAACTCGCGATCACCCTGATCTCGCGAGTAGACGAGCACAGGCAGGGAACTGCCTTGCGGCGCCTGCACGGCGAATATCCGCGTGCCCACCAGCGCCGTCACGCCAGTGGCGGCGGTCAGCAGCGAGACCAGTGCGGTGTCGATGTGCGTGACGGGCATGGTTACCTGGCCCTCGTCGCCCGGCGAATGGCAACTCGCTCTGCTTCGGCGATGGCCGTTCCCAGCTTGCTCTGAAGTTTTCCGACCAGCCGCTCTTTGATTTGCGGCAGATTTGCGTCAGCCCACTTGCCAAAGCGGCCGGTGCCCTCGAAACCGTAGACCTCGTAGAAAAAAACGTTCTGGACGTTGCCGCCGATGCTCGACACCTTGCCCATCAAGTACGGATACTTCTTGGAGAAAGCCAGCGGAACGCTGAGCACGTTGCCCTTTGGGGTGCGAGTTGCGACGCCGTTCTCGATCCACCAGGCATGGAAGCCCTTCTCGCGATTGCTGCCGCCGGCTACAGAGCGATAGCCAAGCACGCCTACTGCCGTTTGATTCTTTCGCTTCTTCTCAAGCTTGAACCCGACCGACCGACGCAGGTTTCCAGTTGGCCCCTTGGGCGTTAGCGACTTGATTTCTGGAATCTCGTTAGCGGACGCCTCTCGCACGGCGGCACCAAGGTACTTCCGCTGAATTGAGCGCGGCAGGACCTGAAAGCCCTGCAGGACCTGCTCGACGCCTTCCACGCTTGTCACAACGCCGTCTGCCATCAGTCCAGCACCTCGTTCACCATGCACTCATGCTCCATCCGCCGCCCACGCTCCAGCACCGACATGATCTCGAACGTGCGACCCTGGCATATGATCCGCATCTTGGGAACCAAGCCGGCCGTGTATCGCATCCGCACCCTGTGCGTCACGCTGGCTTCGTTGCTCATCGCATTCACCTGCTCGCTGCCAGACAGCGGCAGCAGGGCAATCATCCGCGTCTTCCAGGTCGAGAACGTCAGCGTCGGCTCGTTCAGTTCGTTGACCGAGTCTGTAGGCGTTTGAATCGTCGCCTTTCGGTCCATCTCACCAGATCGCAGCATGCGTCACCTCAGCAATACTGCTTCCACCGAAGCGGCGACAACAGGGCCTCCACGGCAAGCTCAAACTCCTTTGATATGCTGCCCACCAGCACCGCCTCGCGATTAGCGTACCAGTGCCCGATCAGCAACTTGATCGCGTGCTTGGCCTGCGGAGGCACAGCCGCTACGCTGCCGTATCCGGCCAGGTACGTGATCTGCACGCTCTTGTCATCCAGCCGCACGCTGGGCCAGTCCTCCAGGTACAGCGGATAGATCAAGCCTGGAACGTGGTCGCGGTCTACGCGGAACTGCTGCGTTCCAGACTGCGACCACGTAATGGTCTGCGTCGCGCCGCCCGTATCGACGTAGGTGACAGTCACCGTGGCGCTCGTGGCCGTCGCGTTCAGCCGGATCGGCGGGCGCGGAAGCTCAACCCGGAGAGCGGGAAAATCATCGAACGCCACGGTGTACGCTTTGTCCGCAAAGGTGCGGTCGCAGTAATCCTCGCACCACTGCACGGCAGCATCGATCAGCACGCCGATATACGTGTCGTCGTCGGTAAAGTCCACGATGCGAAGGTGCTCCTTCGCTTCGGACACGCTGACAGGGCGCTCGTTCGTGCCGCTTGCCGTCGAGACAACCAGGCTGCGGTAGCGGCTGCCGGTGGCAGGAAGCTCCCAGTTACGCATGCTTCCGCCTCCGCTGCTTGGCGACCGGCGACTCCGCACGCTCCACCTCGGGCTCCGGTGCCGTAGCGAACCGCAGCTGCGGCTGCTCCTGGTGGCGGACGGCATACCGCTGCAGCTCGAGCGTGCGAGCCAGCCCGCCAGTGACATGCACGACCTGGCCTGGGCGGTACGACATATACGACCGCAGCATGCGGACGGGGATCAGTTCGACAGTCTGAGTCATTTCCACACGTTCTCCGGTGGCCGGCCGCCGCGATCCCAGAAGTCGCCGGGATGCTGCAGCAGGGCCTGCATGTTCTCGTTAGGCCATTTGATCCACACCTCGGCGTGGCCCAGCACGACCCGAGGGCACACGCCAATCTTCAGTCCAGCCTTTTGCGCCGACTGCCAGAATGCGATGTCATCGTCGATACGCGATTCGTCCCAGCGGCCATTCGGGCCGGGCTTGCCGATGAACCACGGATGCGGCATTTTCTTGAGCGCATCAGCCCGCAGCAGCGTAAACCCAAAGTGCGCGGTGTTTGCCGTGATGACGTTGTGGTATACGAAGTGGTCCCGGCCAACCTCTGCCAGCCGTTCGCCTTTCTCGCCACACATCGTGAACAGCGGCTCGTCATTTCGCCGCTTCATCTGCACTGCCGCGACGAAGTCATAGCCGCTCGCCACCGCATACGTCAGCAGCCGCGGCACGGCGTCCTGCTCGAAGATGCTGTCGTAGTCCAGCGTCAAGATCCACAACGGCGGCGCCTTGGGATCGTCGTCGGCCTCGACCATGTCCGTCAGGACACGCTCTAGGCACTGCCCCCAAAACGCCCCCTCCAGGCGAACCGGAGAGATGCCGTATGGAATGAGGCCCCTTGGCCAGCAGAACATGTGATCCTGCCAGCCCAGCCTCGGGACAGACATAGCGCAGTGCAGACGCACCGGCCCGCTGCCCGTGTTGAGCACGGCGGGCTTTACGCCCGCCACAGACGACGCCGCGCCCACGGCATCCTCCTATGGTTGGAGAACGTCAGTCAATCAGCCCTTAGCCCACACGTTCACGCCAGCATCAGCGGTCGAATCAGCACCGATCTCACCACGGCCCAGCCGAGCCGAGATCACGACGGTGTTGTTCGTCGCACCCGCGGCCGACGCGGACGGCGTCACCTCGACCTGGAGATACCGACGCAGAGCCTTGGTGCTCACGTCGAACCGCGTGATGTTCACCACGGCCGTGTTGCTCACGCCAGCCAGCGTGTAGTCGGTGCCGCTTACAAAGCCCGAGATGGTCGCGTAGCTGCCATCCGTGTCGGAGTGCTTCAGCGTCACCACGGCCGGGGCCGACGTGTGAGCGATGGAGCGGTACGCCACGTCGATGCTGACCGAGTCGTAGCCCAGGCAGTCGATGGCGGCCGAGTGCGAGGCACCAGACGCGACACCAGCCGCGGCCGACAGAGACACGACGCTCTTCTGATTCTGTGCGTGGTTCACGATTGATTCCTTGTTCTTGGGGTCAGAGGATGAGAGCCACGACCGGCCCGGCGTTGGAAGCGTCGCCCACGTCCGAGGTCACCGCGTCGTAGGACACCGTGGCCTGGAAGTAAACTTGGTCGAACTCGATGTAGCGGTCGGTGCTGGCACGCACCGCAACCTGACGCCGCAGAGCGAAGTGGCTGGACCGCTTCATGTCGCCGAAGAGGGCCACGCACTGGCCAGCCGAAGCACTCTTCCGCATGACGTTGTTGAAGAACACAGGCCAGCCGAGGAACGTCGGGCGGCGGACGCCGTCCACAATCTCGTTGGCGAGGGCACCGTTGCCGCCGAGGGCCAGCGACTGCATCGCAAGAGCGTGCATCTGCGGCGTGCAGTACCAGCCGCAGGTCGGGCTCTGCGTGGCGTACGTCGGAGCCTTGGCCACAGTGGAGAGGAAGTCATCAACCGTCAGTCCGGTCACCGCCGTCTGCGTCGAGTCGTTGATGCCGGCAGTCAGAGTCTCGTTCTCGAACTTCCACTGGATGCCGCTTC